TCTAGGCATTGTGCTATGTAATCGTATAAGCCTTTGTCTCCAATGTTTTTATAGAACTCTACAATGTTGCCAAAGAATACAACTTCGTAATCTGATTCTAGTCCCATTCTAGTGTAAACAGATTTGAATTGTAAAGTACCTTCAATCATTGGTACTCCTTCTACTCTTATCTCTGCCTTAATCTTTCTTTTTGGATTGAAAGTATTGAATTGAAAATTGACTTCTGATGCAACTCCAAATATGGCATTGTTGTTGGCATTCGCTGGTATTCTAAAGGTTCGAGAGAATGTATTCTTTGACTCCAAACTTTTTATATCTGTAAAAGAAAAGTTCAAAGAGATACTTTCATTCTCGTACAATTCCAACTCTATTGGAACATTGTCTAGTTGTCTATAAGCGATTAAGTTGGTTTGCATCTGTTGTTATTTATTACAATTATCCTCTTCCAGCAAATGGGTCAATCTGCGACCAATCACGTTCTGTATCTCTTGGATTTCTAAAGAATTTATTTACATCTTTGTATCCAGTTGCGTTGGCAATTTGCAGTTTCAAAGATACATTGTATTGCTTGTAATTTCTCTCTCTCTTCATTGTGTACGAGTTGTCTTCTATTACAACTGGAATACATTGACCGCCATCGTTGTTGTCATCCCATATCCAAACTGATTTAGATGTAAACAAGTCACGCATAAACTTAAACTCTGATTCTGTAAGCCAGTCAGAAGATACAGAGAGCATATGTTTTACAATTGGGTTGCGTTCTTTTACAACTCTAGATTGTGTGCCAGATGTCATTGGGTTGTCATACGTTGCATTGTTGTATCCGCCTTCGTTTGTCTTGTATTTCTTGCGGTCTATATCAATAGTTCTTTCGTTCTTTTTATCGAATGTAAAAGAGTCCCAACCACCTTTCGAGTTCAGCCAATAGATGTGTATTGCATTGTGTTTGCATTCGTCTTCTACCCAAAAGGCATACGTTGGAGAAATTTGTTCGCCACCAATTCCGTTGCTATAATCTACAAAATAGTATTGAGTTTGGTCTGCCTCTGCTGATGTAATATGCCCACCAAATACTAGATTCCTCAAGCCTATTGGAACATTGATGAGTTTCGTAAAACCAATCAATGGAGTTAAATCAAAATTGACTTGAGTAATTGCGTTGTCATAAGAGTCAAATAAAATTATTGTAGCAAATCTTATTTGCGTCTCTGGATAATCTGGATGCAAAAAGTTTGCACCATCTCCAATGATAGTTTGAACTTTGAATGCAGATTGATGGTTGCCTTCCACAGAATATCTCCCAACTCGTTGCCATTCTACTTCTCGCTTGTAACTTATCAATGGTGTTGAAGGTATTCTAGTTCTTACTTTGCCATCATTGTAGCCTAGTGTAGCATCAAACATTTGAGTAAGAGCAAGACCAAGTACATTGCCTCCGTTGTCTCCTAATACAATCCAATTATCCACTCCTTCTCCATCAATGACCCAAAAATAAATATGTTGAAAATGAGTAGTGACTTCTTGCCATATACCTCCAATCTCATATCCTTCGTATATCGCAAACTTGTGGTATCTACTTTGCATATCGTCAACCACTTCTACTGGGTCTGGTATTGCTACTGCGGATTGCATCCACATACCTTCAGTTGTTGCACTAGAGCCCATTGGAGTAGTTGGAAAAATTGTAGTATTGCACAACTCACTCAATATAGGTTTGAAGTTGAATACTCCGCATTGTTGCTGGTTTGGTGATAAGTAGAATTTATGACCAGTAAAACTATCTTGTAAAACGTATTTGAAATTTGGCTCGGCATAGTCATCAGAGAACAACGTAATATAAACATTGTTTCTAGAGTAAACCATAAAGTAATCATTGCCTTGTCCTCTTCCAGTCCATCCAGTTATCTTATAGAACAACATATCTTTTTATTTTTTCGTGAATTGTTTTTGTACATCGTTGTAAAATAGTTCAACATCTTTTTTCATTGCTCGAATAAATCTTTGCTCATACTGGTCGGCAATCATATCGTAGGCATCACGCATATAGTGTACTGGTTGTATTCCATCCTTGCGAATCTTTTGAGAAATTAAAAATGCCACCCCTCGTTTATCTGCCTCCGTTACCTTTTTCATTTTACCACTAGCAGAACGAAGGCGAATAGGCTTGGCTTCCATCCAATCATAGATTGCTTTCTGCATCTTTCCCATTTTCTTTTTGCCACTACTTTTCTTTCGTTGTCCTTTATTACTACCACCGCCACCTCCTTTGAAAGAGTAAGGACTCCCAACGTTCTTTTGTGTGCCATTAACTCCTTGCTCTACAAAGTCTGCATAGTTTCCAGCCTTTCCAGTTGCACCTAAAGACAACGTAATTTTATCCTTGCCATACTTTATTTTGTAGTTCAAAGATTTGCGTAGTGTATCAGTTGCAACCGACCTTCTACGTTTGCCTTTGACATTACGATAGGCACCAAGATTCTGCATCGCCTTGTCTCGCAAGTCATTGGCGAAGTTCTCTAGTTCTAAATTAAAAGTATCCTTTGCGTACTTCATACCCTAGTAGTTGTACAATGGTGCAAGATTTGGTATGTCGCAAAAGTTGTTACGAAAGTCAAACGTTATTGATAGTTGAAATGTAACACCAGATAAGTTGTTACTACGTTCCTCAATCTCTGGCTGTATTCGTACTGGTAGTTCTAGCATTGCACTATCGCCAAACATTGTGGAGTTGTTTATAGTTGCGATTAAATCACCAGCAATACGAGAGCAATCAGAAATAATTTCCTTTGGATAATCTGTTGCATTCTCTTTCTCTCTAGCAATGTCAAAGATGTAACCATTCAAGGCAAAAGTTTGTTCTCCATCATTGTACAAGATTGAATCTAGTTGAATGTGCAAGTATGGATACTCGTTGTCTTTTGGTACATCTTGGTCATCTAGTTGTCCTTGAGAGAATTTCTGTATTGATGGGTGTAGAGTTGCGAACTCTTCCAGCCTTTTAATTAAGGCATTGTATGTGTAGTTTGTTGGCATATATTACAATTGTGATTTAATACAACTCCATTGATATGTAGAAATCAATGACCTTTTTGTTCTATACTTTGGTTGATTTGAGAAGATTCTGGTAGTCCATACGATAGGAGATGTGAGCAAAAACAGAGGTTGCACTAAAAGACAATATGGCTGGGAACCTTGTTATATCTCGTTCCGCAATCTCTTCTAGTATGTGAAACCATTTGTACTTTGAGACAAGTTCGTTTACTTGTTGTCCTCTTTCAACTGATTCTCCAGTATCGTTATCATCTCCTCCATCATCTGTTGCCTCTTCTCCATTGAAGACTTGAGCATATTGAGTTCTGATTCTTTTTTGATACTCGAAAAAAAAAGCATACAACCATTTGCAATTGTGATAGGCATATTCCTCATCTCGTTTGCGTTCTTGAGATGTATGGCGCTATCATACTCCTCTAGAGTATATCTGTTTAATAGTTGTTGTCTTATAGGTCTATAAAGAATCGCCAACATCTTATCTATGTTTTTTGGGAAGTTCTCGGCATATGCAGTAAGGTCAAGCCATTCAGCGAATGTCAAAGAGTTAATGTCTGGAATAATACCATACTCCACAGAATTGATTTTGTACTTTGTGACAAACTTGTATTCAATTGAATCTATTATCTCATCAAAGAAATCGCATACATCTGCAATCTGTTGTGGGGTGAACTTTAATACAACCTCTCTAGTCAAGCCAGTAATACTCATTACTTGGTTGATTCGGTTTCCATTATTCATTTTATAGTCAATGTACTGACCTACCTTTAGTTTGCCAGCATCTTTAGGAATCTCAATCTTCATTGTTTTATATTACAATTTTTCTGTTACGATTAAATTTACTGGTGTTGTATCTAATGACAACTCTGATTTCTCAATGTAGCCTCTGTTCTTTCCTTTGGTCTTCAAAAAGAATATAATGGCAGTTGTATCCTTGTCCTTAATCTTCTGATGTAGTTGCGATTCTGCGAAGTCTAGAGCAATGTTGTTTACTGATTCAACCTCCTCTCTGTAATCTTCATCCTCTTGTATCCATCTGTAATGTGTGACTCTATCAATGCCAACAGATTTACAAGCGGTGGTAACAATGCCAAGACTCTTCTCTAGTGCCTCAATCATTGCTTTCTTTTTTGATTCGGTAGCCAATGGCTTCTGTTTTGTTTGTTTGCTATTCATAACAACTTTCCTTTTTTATGTGTTGCATTATGTTACAATTTATTTGGAACGTACTCAAAGTTGTAAGTCTTACTTCCTTTGTCCCTAAAGCCAGAGGTACGTTTCATTGCTTTACCCTTTTGCATTTTGCCCATCTCTCTATTCTCACCTAGAAACTTCCAACAACTTTGCTTTCGCATTGCTTTGAATACTGGAACACTACTAAACTTTGCCATAATTCTGCAAGGTATTTTTTGAATTAAAAGACAACTTGTTTCGTTTATTAGTTTGATGCCTAGACCTAGACCATTGTAGTCTGGGTGTATTATAGTTCTATTTGAATGATAGATTATTTTCTTGCTCTTATCTGAATGCGGAGTATAGTTTGCAAAGCATTGAAATCCTATCTGGTTGCCTTCGTGGAAGATGCCATAGGTGTAAATCTTTCCCGCTGGTAGATTCTCATTCAAATAATGATACTTGCTAAAGTATTTCCAAGTCTCTTTTCCAACTTCTCTGATGGTGAAGGTGAGTTGCTCTCGTTCTGTAAAAAAAAAAGAATCACTTTTGGGCAATTCAAATTGTTGTTTATTACAATCTATCATCCAGTCTGGTTTCAACCATTCTAGAATATCGTAATGGCAAGAAAGCAATACGATTTTCTTGTTGTACTTTTTAGCAAACTTCTGAATGCATAGGCTCATTGCCTTTGCTATTGTTCTATCCACCACAGATGTCCATTCGTCAATGAATACAACATCTGAATCTTGCGACATCAAAAGAACTGCCTCTGCTCTTGCTCTTTGACCATTGGATAATGTTTTAACTGGTCGTATCCAACAAGGTACACTATTGAGACCAATTCCATTTAAGAGATTGGCACATTCCTCGTATGACAAGTTGCTTGGCAACTGATTTATGATAGGCTGGTTGTCATCTATTACAACTTTGAAGATGTCATCTCCAAATAGTTTTTTTACCAGAGTAGTTTTACCACTACCACTAGCACCATAAACGAGTCCGATATTCCAGTTGTCCGGAATAACAACATTGTCTATGTGCAAATGGTGAATCGATTTCTTTTTAACATCAATATCTAGCGAATTGGCGGCAACTTGGCATCTGAAGTTGTTGAATACTTCGCTTTGTAGTTTGATGTCAATGGTTCTAGGGAAATTCATTATTGTACTATTTTACAAATTAGTCCTTCTGCAATTAGTTTGTCGTACCACTTTTGTAATTCGCCTTCGTTTTCAAATTCGATATTGAGAAACCAACAATCTTTTGCCTCTGGCTCATCTGCCTCATCTAGAACGTTGTCCATCTTTGGTATGTCCATTCCCCACTCTTCTAGTAGTTCTGCATCCCATTCGTTGGCAATCATTTCCCAATCCCATTCGCCATAACCTAGATTGTCTTTTATGATAAACTCTCTTTGCTTCGCCTCGCTTATTTTGGTGACGATTACTGGTACTTCCTTCAGTCCAGCATCCTTACAAGCACGAAGGCGCATATTACCGCCTAATACAATGAGGTCTTCATTTACGACAATAGGTCTTAAGTCTAGCATCTCTGGTAATTCTTTGATTGACTTAACCAGTTTTTTGAATTTGTCATCTCTGACAACTCTAGGATTACTTGGATTGTTTTGAATCTTCCAGATTGGTAAGTATTCAACTTTAGGAATCTTTTGTATGCTCATATCACAAAGATAGTATGTAATACTATATTACAATATCTTATATTCTTGAGAATAGACCTTGAGTTAAAAGAGAGAATGTGAGTATCCCAATCAGATTGTTACTCTGTTATCATTCTCTCGTTGACTTTTTTTACAACTTACATTCTGTCGAATGAGCCTTTCGTCATTGAGAATACAACTGCCAGTAGTGACGTTGTATCTGGAGACAACTTAAAACGAGTTTCTACTCTCGCTGGTAATATCTGACTCTCTCCTTTATGCCATCAGTTCGCTGGATTACCTTCCCATTGTAACGATTTAAGAGTATACGCAATCGTATTCGCACCGCCCATATACTCCGAGTTGTATTAAAGAGAAACTCCCCAATGGTGTTGAACTAAAACACCAAAGGGGAGTATATCAAAAGTTCAACGTAGCAAATATCAGAAAGGAATCTGTATTCGCTAGGTAAACTTGTTCACATCAATTCACATTTAGCGATTGTTTTTTTTTACAACCTTCAATAAAGCATTGATGCCTCGTAATGATAATTGAAAGCCAATAATAATGTAGAATATCGGGAAGATAAGCCCCATCAGTATTGCCCCAATCATATTTTCAGTTGAATAGGGTGACTGATTGCGATACAATACAACTATTCCTAGTATAAAATGTAACAATGCAATCATCGTATATGTGATAATGAATGTTGTCATATTCTACAATTTTATTTTTTAGTTGTTTTTTTTTTTTTTTTTTTTTTGATTGTCTTGATGTCAATAGTTTCCAGATTTGGTACGATTGAATCGCTGACAATAGCATTATCAGATGCGTTGTTGTTATTAAGTTCAACATCTATTTGCTCTTCTATTTGGTTAATAATATCTGTTGCCTCTGGCAAGTCTTTGTACTGACTTCTCAAATTGTGTATAAAGGTTGCACCGCAACTTCCACATCCATCAATCTGTCTACTAACATCTGTACCAGTTGCAAATAAATACAACTCCTTCAATCTAGATTTGTCATCGCTTTTGATTGAACTCTGAAACAAGAAACTCTTTATGTCTTGTAATAATGATTTCTCTAGAACTGGTTCCCATTTATCTGCTGGGCAATGCCATAAAG